GAAAGGATATAAGTCTTATTGGAACTTTAGAGGGCGCTATGCTGCGTGCAAAGGTTCTCGTGCTTCTAAGAAATCAAAAACAACTGCATTACGCATCATCTACAACATGATGAAATATGATAAATCGAATACATTGGTAGTTCGTAAGACTTATCGAACGCTTAAAGATTCATGTTTCACGGATTTAAAATGGGCAACAAGAAGATTAGAGGTTGAACACTTATGGGAATTTAAATATTCGCCTTTGGAAGCAACTTATCTTCCAACTGGGCAAAAGATTCTCTTTAGAGGGCTTGATGATCCGTTAAAAATAACATCCATTACTGTAGATTATGGGTTTTTATGTTGGGTATGGCTCGAAGAGGCTTATGAAATAACGAGCGAAAAAGACTTTGATACATTAGATGAGTCGATTCGTGGTGAGTTACCGCCTTATCTTTGGAAACAGTGGATGATTACATTCAACCCATGGAATGAACACCACTGGCTTAAAAAAAGATTCTTTGATGCCAAGGATGACCCTGATATATTAGCAATCACAACCAATTATAAGTGTAATGAATGGCTAGATGAAGCCGATTTAAGATTGTTCGATAACATGAAGAAGAAAAATCCTAGGCGATATCAAGTTGCTGGTCTTGGAAATTGGGGTATTGTTGATGGATTGGTTTATGAGAATTGGAAAGAAGAAGAATTTACACTAGATCAAGTCATCAACTGTGATTCTGTAAATGGTATTGACTTTGGGTATACAAATGACCCTGCTGCGGTTTTTATAGGTTTTATCGACACAAAACATAAGAAACTTTATGTTTGGGATGAAATTTATAAAAAAGGTCTTTCAAATAAAAAGCTATATGAGGAGATTGAAAGCCTACATTATCAAAAGAAATCTTTTACAGCAGACTGTGCAGAACCTAAGTCGATTGATGAGCTTAGAGGGTATGGACTTCGTGTTGAAAAGTCACAAAAGGGAAAGGATTCCATCACACATGGAATTCAGTATATTCAAGATTTCGAAATTATCATTCATCCTAGATGTGTTAATTTCATAACCGAAATTGGTAACTATACATGGGATGAAGATAGGTTAGGGAACAAAATAAATCGTCCAATTGATGATTTTAACCACTTAATGGATGCAATGCGTTATGCAGTTGAAAAATATACATTTGGACGAGTTAAATTAAGGACATTTAAAGGAGGTATTTAATGAACGCATACATTATTAAACCGGATACGATATTTAAGCTATCTGACCATAAAGACATCATTAATATTGAAGTGTTGAATGGATTGATAACAAAGCATAAATCATTAATCACAGACAGATATAAAAAACTATATGATGCCTATATTGGCGATTATCCGATCTTACATCAAGCCGACAAAGAATCTTATAAACCAGATAACCGTGTGGTGGTCAACTTTGCAAAATACATTGTTGATACATTCAACGGTTTTTTTATTGGTGTTCCGATCAAAGTGTCATCTAAGAAAAAAGAAATTGATGATTATATCAACTTGCTAGATAAATACAATGATCAGGACGACAACAATGCAGAACTATCTAAGATTTGTAGTGTTTTTGGAAAAGGATATGAATTGTATTTTAATGATGATTATGGAAATTTAGGGATTACCTATTTAGATCCAAGAGAAGGTTTCATGGTTTATGATGAATCAACAGTTCAGAAACCAAGATATTTTGTAACTTATCAGATTGTAGACGAGGTTATGCGTGGATATATCTACGACAAAACATATAAATATGAGTTCAACGATAAAGGTGGCCTTCATGTGTTTAATGGCATAGAGCATGGATTCAACGATATTCCTGCAACCGAATTTATTGAGAATGAAGAGCGTATGTCTATTTTTGAATCAACATACAGTTTGATCAACGCCTACAACAAAGCAATGTCAGAAAAAGCAAATGATGTTGATTACTTTGCAGATGCCTATTTAAAAATCTTAGGTCCGAAAGTAGAAGATTCAGATTTGGTACACATTCGTGATAATCGAACAATTAACTTTGAGTCAATGGACGGAAGTGGTGATGGAATTGTAGTTGATTTCATGTCAAAGCCAAATGCAGATGCAACACAGGAAAATCTGATTAACAGATTAGAGCGTTTAATCTTCCAAAACTCAATGGTTGCCAATATCAACGACGAGAACTTTGGAACGACATCAGGTATTGCATTGAGATATAAACTTCTTTCTATGTCAAACCTGGCAAAAGCGAAAGAGCGAAAGTTCACGTCTGGAATGAATCGTAGATATCGTGTCTTATTTAGTAATGCGATTACACATCGTTCTGAGAATGACTGGCTTGAGGTTGAATACAAGTTTACACAAAATTATCCTGCAAACTTATTAGAAGAAGCGCAGACTGCTGCACAATTATCAGGAATCGTGTCTCACGAAACCCAGTTGTCGTTTATCTCGGCAGTTGAGGATACAAATGCTGAAATGGAACGTATCAAAAAGGAAGATGAGAATGATATGGTAGAAACTGAAAACCGAATCTTCCAGAATAATGAGGATTCACAAAACGATGAGCAGTAAAACATATTGGCGAGATCGAGAGCTTGAATGGAAAAAGAAACGCTTAAAAGATGAGCAGGAATATGCGGATGAGATACAAGAAATATATGCAAATATGATGGATTCGGTTGAAAAGGAAATCGAATCCTTTTTTAGTCGCTATGCAAATAAAGAAAACATCACTATGGCAGAAGCTAAAAAAAGAGTTTCAAACATAGAGATTGAGGCGTATAAAAGAAAAGCTAAGAAGTATGTAAAGGAAAAGAACTTCTCAGATGAAGCCAATGAACAGATGAGACTTTATAACTTAGCAATGAAAGTCAACCGATTGGAGCTTTTAAAAGCAAACATCGGATTAGAACTTGTGGCAGGGCATGATGAATTGAAATCGTATACTGGTGATAAACTAGAAGGAGCCTATTTAGAAGAGATCAAGCGTAATGCTTCTATCTTAGGTGATACAGTGATTGACAATGCAAAGATGGCCAAAACAGTAGCAGATTCATCTTTTAAGAACGCAACCTTTTCAGAACGAATTTGGGTCAATCAAGATCAGTTAAAAAACAGTTTATCCAGTGTTCTATCCAATGCATTGATTCAAGGCAAGAATCCTAGAGAGTTTATACCTCAGATACGTAAGAAGTTCGATGTATCTAGATGCAATGCAGAAAGATTGTTAAGAACCGAGATTGCACGAGTTCAAACACAAGCACAGGCAGAATCTTATGAAGCTAACGGAATTGATGAGTATGAATATATAGCGTGTAGCTTAAAAGATGTTTGTCCTTTGTGTAAAGAAATGGATGGCAAAACATTCAAACTTAAAGATATGAAAATTGGTGAGAACGCTCCACCTTTACATCCGAATTGTCATTGTGCAACGGCACCACATTCAGACCGTAAGGAGTATGAAAAATGGCTAAATGGATTAGCAAATGGAGAGCATAGTCTAAGATTCGATGAGTGGAAAGAACAATTTTATGCAATTAACAAAGTAAGTAGCAAACTAGGTGATAGAAAAGTATATATTACTGAGCAAGCCATAGATAAAGTTAAACAAGTCGAATTTGAAGGATTGTTAGATTCTGTTGGATTACAAGAATTACATAGAGAACTTTTAAGAAAGTCAATGGGAGATAACGATAGCAATGAAGTTCTGACAATAGTTAATGTAAATGATTATAATCAGAAAGTTATTACCTTTGGCTCAGAAAGAAGCGTGATGCCAAGTAAAAACATTGAAGCACTTACTATGATGCAAAAAAGTAAATATCAATCTGTTTACTGGCTTCATAATCATGGTTTTACAAATGAGTTTTCTTATAATGATTTAGGATGTTTTTATGATGAACGAATAAAGGCGTTAACCATTGTTACAAACAAAGGAAAAATTGCAGTTATTAATAAAACAAAAAAATATAGCGTTCAAAAATTTCGTGATATAATTATAGAAGAAAGAGGAAAATACGAGAATCCCATTGACCATTCCGATGAAATAGCAAAAGCTATTTTAAGAAGACATAACGAATGTGGGATTCAGTGGATAAGGTGATGAATATGGAACCTAATAGACCATTAATTATTCCAAAGGAACTAATGAGTCCTGATGCAGAAACAAAGAAAAATTGGGATTTATTTGATGATATGCTTAAGCAAACGGAAGAATTGATTAAATCAGGAAAATTGGATTAAGTTTAATATTGAATAGGCCGATAAGTGTCGGCTTTTTTACTTATAGCGAAAGGAGATACTATTATGGCTAGTAACGATATGCAGGTATTGATGTACAAGATTTTAAAGTATTTATATGAATGCATGAAACTTGGCAAAGAAGCAAGGTTAGAAGACTTTTCATATAATTCCAAACTCTTTGATATTCCTAAAAACTATTGGTTGGAAATTATTTGCACGTTAGTAACCCATGGCTACATCAAAGGATTTAAGGTATATGAGAACAAGTATAAGGATGTTAAACTTTATATAGAAAACGATCCGCCATTCAAGATTACCTATGAAGGTGTTATCTTTTTGGAAGAAAACAGTGGCATGAAAAAAGCATCTGAATTTGTAAAAGATTCTTTTAATGTCGTGCTATCTTCTTTGTTGGGTGTTATTCTATAGAAAAAAGGGGGCATACCATGGCAAGAGATGATTATTTTGTAATTGTATATCAGGTACTTAAGTACTTATATGATTGCTTGAAAAAAGGTGAAAAACCGGATAGAAGATATTTAACAAAAGATGAATACTCGATACCGGAAAATTATTGGCAATATATAATTATTGGATTATTAAAAGAAGGGTACATTGAAGGTATAAATCCTCAAAATACAAAAGACGGCATTATTTGGGGTGATTTAACAAATATGATTATCACTCCAAAGGGAATTGAATATTTATTTGAAAATTCTATGCTTCAAAAAGTTAAGAATACTCTAAAGGATGTCAAAGACATTATTCCAGGATTCTAAATAGTTAGGTCACTCAAAAACGAGTGGCCTTTTATTATGCAAGGGAGTGATATTATGTGATAAAAATTAAAATAAAACAGACTGAAAGTGATTGCCTGATTGAAGTACATGGCCATGCTCGTTACGCTCCGATAGGAAAAGATATCGTCTGCAGCGCTATCTCAGTACTATTTTTGACATTGGCCAATTCAATCGACGAAACATCCGATGCACTTTGCAGATATTACGAACCTGATAAAGATAGCAAGACGTTGTATATCTCAGATTTGGACCTTGCTGGAGAACTAGCAATAAATTTCTTCAGAATAGGATGCAAAGGCACAGAAGAAGCATATCCTGAATGTGTGGAACTGAGAGATGTGTAATCACAAATATTTGGAGCGTGTCGAAAAGGTTTATTTCGATCAATGGCTAGAATGCATCGTTTAAGTACGTAATCAACGGTGCATTTTTTGTGGAAAAGCCAAGACTTATAAAGTCTACATATCCACAGTTCCAAACAAGACCAAGCATTCACGTCGTTAAACTATATGGGTTATAGGCCAAGCATTTAAGCCTTAAAAAGATATGGGAAATTGACAAGCAAAGTCAGAAAAATAGGAGGAAATATAAATATGAAAAAATTCAATGACAGACTACCTTTTTGCTTACAACTTTTTGCAGATGAAACTTCCGGTGAAAATGAGAGTACAGGAACAGAAAACACTCAATCAAATCAGACTCAATCAAATCAGACTCAATCAACTAAGGGACAAGACAACCAAGAAAAAGACAAATCATCTGAAAAGAAATATTCAGATAAAGATTTGGATGCGATTCTTGACAAAAGGTTTGCACGTTGGAAAGCAGATCAAGAAAAAGAAAAAGCAGAAGCTAAGCGCTTAGCCGGCATGAATGCTCAAGAACGAGCAGAAGCAGAACGTGACAAGGTGCAAAAAGAGCTAGATGAATTGAAAGCAAAAAACGCAATCGCAGAAATGACAAATGAAGCACGTAAAATGTGCGCAGAGCATGACATTAACGTTGGAGATGATCTTTTATCTGTTCTAGTTAATCAAGATGCAGATAAAACAAAGAAAGCGGTTGATGCATTTGTTAAGATGTTTGAATCTGAAGTAGAAAAAGCAGTTAAAGAAAAACTGAAAGGCAATGGTCCAAAACGTGGAGGTTCAAACAAAGGGGTAACTCGTGAATCAATCTTGAATATCACTGATCCAATGGAAAGACAACGTATGATTGCGGAAAATATGGATTTATTCCAGTAAATAGAAAAAGGAGAACTAAAATATGAATAAAATTTATAAAGGTATGAACTTACAAATGTTTGCAGCACCTACAGGATTAACGGTAGCAGATAACATCCAGGTTAGAGCACATGAAATTGATTTTGTTACTAGTTTTGGAAAAAATATCCAAGCTTTATTGGATGTATTAGGAATCATTCGTCCAATTCGTAAAGCAAACGGTTCTGTTTTAAAAACAAAGAAAGTAACAGGAACATTACAGGATGGAAAGGTAGCAGAAGGTGAATCTATTCCATTAAGCGAATACAAAGTTGAAGAAGAAGTATTCGATACAATTCGAATCGAGAAATTCCGTAAAGCCGTATCTATTGAAGCAATTACAGAAAAAGGTTTTGAAGCTGCAGTATCTGATACAGATGAACAATTCCGTATTGATTTACAAGATAACATCACTAATCGCTTATATAAACAGTTGAATTCAGGTAGTTTAGTAGGTCATGAAGCTACTTGGCAAATGGCTATCGCAATGGCAATCGGTAATGTTAAACACAAATTCCAACAAATGAAACGAAATACCACTGGTATTGTTGTATTCGTAAATACTTTGGATGCATATCGCTATTTAGGAGAAGCTAAAGTATCTATGCAGACTGCATTTGGTTTAACATACATTAAGGATTTCTTAGGAGCAAATATTGTATTCTTAACAGACCGAGTTGCAGAAAAAACAGTAGTGGCTACTCCAATGAACAACATCATTGCATATTATGTAGATCCAAGTGATTCTGAATTTGTAAAAGCAGGACTTTCATATACTACTGACAGTACTACTGGCTTCTTAGGATTCCATGTAGAAGGAAACTATGATCGTGCTATTTCTGATATGTTCGCAATCATGGGATTACGTTTAATGTGTGAATACCAAGATGCAATTGCACACTTTGCAGTAGGTGATGCCGATACTCAAACATTACGCGATTTAACATTGACTGCTTCTCAAGGTGAAGAAACTGGAACTACAAAAGTAGCGGTTGTAGAACAGTTACAATCTATGAATAACAAATTCAAATATAAGGTAGGAGCGTCTGAAGAAACAGTGGCATATGGTGCAGATGTTAAATCTTGGAAGAATTTTGAAGAAGGAGCAGATATTAAAGCAGCAGAAACTAATCATTGTACAGTAGTTGAATGTGACAAAAACTACAAAGCAGTATCAAAAGGCGATGTAGTTGTTGATTTAAAGGCATAGGTGATTAAAGATGTCGACAACAACCGTATTAAGTGACGTTAAACTGCTTCTTGGCTTGCAAACTGATGATGAAAAGCTAGAAACCATTGTAAGACTTACGGAGGGTCGACTTAAAGCGCTTCTAAGCGTCCAAATCATACCTGACGAACTAGAATATATCATTACTGAAGTGTCCATCAAACGCTTTAACAGGATTGGTTCTGAAGGCGTTCAAACACATTCAGTAGAAGGGGAGTCAATGTCGTTTAATGATGATGACTTCTCTTCTTTCTCTTCTGAGATTCAGGCATGGAGAGATGAGCAAGCCAGTCAGAATAAAGGGAGGGTTCGGTTTTTATGAGGTACGATAAACCTATTTACTTTCAAAGATTTGTGCAAGGTTCTTATAACGAGAATACAGGTAACTATGAAGATGATTCGCTTGTTGAAGAAATGGTAATGGCTTCCGTAATGGATACAAGAGCTGAAACTATGATGCAGGTATACGGGCAAATCAGACAAGGAAGCCTTACTTGTCATATACAGAACATCTATCAAAAACCTTTTGATCATATTCGAATTGGTACAAATAAATACAAAGTTGATTATTCACGAAGACTCCGAACGAAGGAGTCTTTTATTCTGTCTGAGGTGAAATAAATGGCAAAAGTTGAAATAAGAGGATTAGATAAGCTGCAGAAGAAATTGAAGAAGAACTGCACACTTGATGATGTGAAAACAGTGGTTAAACAAAATGGTATTGAATTGCAAAGTAAAACTGTTAGCAATGCAGTATTTACAAAAGGGTATTCAACAGGAACAACCAAAAGAAGTATCAGAGGTGAAACACGTGATGGCGGATTCACATATGCAGAAGGACCAACAACACATTATGCACCCTATGTTGAATTTGGAACACGTTTTATGGATGCTCAACCGTTTGTTAGACCTGCGTTTAAACAACAAGTACCAATATTCAAGTCGGACATGAAAAAGCTAGTTAAGTAGGTGATGCAATGGATTCACAACAAGAGTTATTCATTGCACTAAAAGTGCAATTAGAAAAAGCGTTAAAAAGTAAAAATGTTAATGTATACGATACGTTTCTCCCAAGTGAAGGAACACCATATCCATATGTATACATTGGTTCAAGTCAATTGGTAGACGATTACGGAAATAAAACGATGATTCTAGGCACTATCACGCAAGTTGTGGATGTTTGGCATAACAATCCTAGGAAGCGTGGAGAATTATCGGAAATCATGATGATTGTTAAAGATGTAGCTCGACAGATTAGTAGAACAAGTAGTTTTGCTTTTCAAATTAGTAATATCAACCAACGGATATTGCCTGATACAAGTACAAGTGAACCGTTAATGCACGGTGTTCTTGAGTTGGATTTTAGAATTACAGGAGGAATAAAATAATGAAATTTGATTTACAGACGTTCGCAGATGAAGTAATTGAAGCGGTAAATGGTAAGCAGCTTATTTATCTTTTCAGAGTTGCAAAAGATTCAAAGAAAGAAAATGCTAGTGCAATTGCTTTCCCAACAGAAAATGAACGTAGTGTTACTAAAGATGCAGATACTACTGCTACAAAAGATGGAAGTATTCGTACCCCATCAGTAGCAGAGATTGAAATTACATCAACATCTGTTTTGGCAAAAGGTGATGCAATCATTGATAAATTAGAAAAGGCTATGTTGTCAGATGAACTAGTCGAATGTTGGGAAGTAAACCTAGCGGAAGAAGGTACTGAAACAAATGCCGGTAAGTTTAAAGCTAAATACTACCAAGGATATTTAACAGAATACTCGATTTCATCTGAAGCAGAAAACTCTGTTGAAGTTGATTTAACGTTTGGAGCTAATGGAAATGGTGCAGATGGATATGCGAGTGTAACAAAAGAACAAAAGGAAATTGCATCTTACGTTTATAAAGATGTAACTAAAGAAGAAGCAACAAGCGTATAGAACATAGGGGGGTAGAAAAACCCCTTTTCTTTTCGTATTTAGAAAGTGAGGACTTTGAATGAGTAAAAACATGGAAATTGAAGTAAATGGAGAAATTTATCAACTAGTAGCAGGATTTGGATTCTTACACGAGGTAAACAAAAAAGTGACTGTAGATGTACCTAATACAGGCAAGAAAAAAGAAGTAGGCTTGAAATTTATGGTTGCAAGCATCATTGACGGTGATATTGATGCATTAGCAGATTGCATTTTCTACATGAATGTAGGACAAACACCAAGATTAAAGAAAGCGGATGTCGAAAATTATCTAGAAGACGTTGATGATATCGACAAAGTTTTTGAGGATGTAATCAATTTTTTATCTCAAGCGAATGCGTGCAAGAAAGAAGTGAAGCCACTGATGATCACGCAGGAAGCAGAGAAGAAGTAGAAGAAACATTCAATGAATTTTATGAACGTGTCGCTATGACTTGTTTTAGGTATCTAGGATTCAAAAACTTGGATCAGGTAGATAATATTACTCCTTACGAATATCGTCTTTTGATGAAGTCTAAAGAACTTGAAATGGTGGATGAAGAATACAAGATTCATTTACAAGCGTATCTGAATATGTCTGCACAAGCTAAAAAGAGAGCAGGCAAAAAGGTGAAACCAGTGTATACAACTTTCAACAAATTTTACAACTACCAAAAATCATTAGACAGAGTTATGGGCATTAAGAAAAAAAGCAAGTTTGATGGTTTAGTACAGTTCATACAAGAACAAAAGAAGGAGGGATAACAATGGCGGAAAGTTTTAGTGTTGAGGCTATATTGTCGGCAACCGACAAAAATATGTCTTCAACAATGAAAAAAGCTATCGGAGCGTGTCAATCTTTTGGCGATAGAGTTAAATCTATTGTAGCGGGCGTTGGAATCACCAAAGTAATAGGCGCTTCTATGAACGTTTTAAGTTCCTCGTTAGATGGGGCAATTAACAGATTCGATACCATGCAATCCTATCCAAAAGTTATGAAGTCTTTGGGGTTCTCAGTTGAGCAATCTCAAAAGAGTGTTGCAAAGTTAAATCAGTCAGTTCAAGGCTTGCCTACATCATTAGCCGATGTCGTTACAACATCAAAATCGTTGTCGGCCGTAACAGGCAATATTGATAAGGCAACGGATACTACAATCGCATTAAACCATGCGTTTTTAGCAAGTGGATCTAGTTCTGAAGATGCATCACGTGGGTTACAACAGTATTCACAGATGCTTGCTAAAGGAACAGTTGATATGCAGTCATGGAGAACATTGCAGGAAACAATGGCACCTGCATTAACTAAAGTATCTAAGAAACTAGGTATTGCAAGTGGAGATGCAAATGAGTTGTATGAAGCGTTGCAGAATGGAACGATTACATTTGATCAGTTTAATGATGCAATGATTGAATGTGATACAGAAACAGGTGGATTTGCAGAAACTGCATTAGAAGCTTCTAAAGGTGTTAAAACATCCATGACTAACATCAAGAGTGCGGTACAGAACCTTGAACAAGGCTTTATGTCGGCTATGAACAATATGTTGAAGTCGAAAGCTATGGGAGGATTGGTTGATAATCTAGAAAAGATTAAATCAAAAATCTATGATTTTAGAAATTCAATCATGGAAACTAAAGATGATGGTTTGACATGGGATTTTAAACCAGAAGTCATGGAAAATGTATCAAAGGCTATGGATTGGTTGGCAGACAGAGCAAACAATGCTAAAGCTATGATCCAACAATTCTATGATGGCTTTATGAAAACAGATGCAGTACAAAACGTAATCACGATGTTCGATAAAATCAAGGATGCTATCGGAAATGTAATGGATAAGTTACAGGACAGTAAAGTCTTTGAACAATTAGGACAGGATATCGGAAATATTGTATCTAAAGTATCAGAAGTAACAGGTAAGATTGCAGATTTTGTAGCTAATCTGAAAACGGAAGATGTTAAGAAGTTTGCAGGAGCAGTCAAATTATTGGCAGGAGCATTTGTTGGCATTAAAGTTGGAAGCAAAGTATCTAGTATGATTGGTGGAGTTGTTGGCTCTGCAAAGAGTGGATATTCTAAACTAAAATCAATCATAGATAAGATAAAAGGCGTTGGAGGCACAGAAGGAACTCCGACATCTGGTCCTTCTTCAAGTGGTGTATCTGATATTGGAAATGCAAGTATACAAACTGCACAAAAAACATCTAAAGCAGCGCAGATTATTAATTCTGCATTTGAAGGGATTTCAAATGTTATTACTTCGGTATGTGAAGGTGTAAAAGGAATTATAACAGGTCTAGGAGAAGCAATTAGTACTGCTTTTCAAGGTATCGGACAAGGCATTAAATCGGCTTTGGAAGGAGTAGGAACTGTTATTGAATCGTTCGGTACTGCAATCAGTACAGTAGCACAGGGAATCGGCCAAGGTTTAGCAACTGCGTTTACAGGTTTAGGAACTGCAATTGCAATGGTACCGCCAACTACATGGCTTGCGTTAGCAGCAGCTATTCTTGCAACTGGTGCTGCTATGGCATTAGTCGGTTCACAAGGTGAAGGCTTGCAAATGGTTCTCGAAGGTGTTGCTGATGTTGTATCTGCGTGTGGTCCAGTTATTAAAGATGTTTTTGAAGGAATTTCAGATGTGATCCAATCATTTGGTGAAACAGTAAGTGGAATCTTAAACTCAGTATCTGGAGTGATTAAATCTATTGGACAGTCTGTATTAAATGCAGGTAAAGGTTTCAAACAACTAGCAAATGGAATCAAGATTATTACGAGCCTTAACTTAATTGATATGGGAGCTAGTCTAGGAGCGGTAGCAGTAGGAATTGGAGCTATTGCAACTGCATCAAGTGGAATGGGCGATACTGGTGCTCAAATGATGGCATTAGCAACCGCATTAACAATGATCGTATCCACTCAAGCAGGTATTGAATCATTATCCGCAACAATTCCATCATTATCAGATGCTTTAAGCTCATTAAGCGGAATTTCAGAACCATTAACAGTTGCAAGTGGAGCTATGACTGCATTTGCAGGAGCTGTTGCACCAGTTGCAAGTTCTGTAATGGCTACTGCAACAAGTTTAGCCATGCTAGTAGCAGTGGCTTCAACAATCAGTGGAGCTTTCTCAACTGCTTCTAGTACAACAGTAGCTTCTATTAACGCGATTATCGTAGCTATGACAAATGCAGAAGCAAAAGCTACTACTTCAGGAACTGCAATGGGAACTAACTTTACTAAAGGGTTAGGTAGTGGTCTTAAAACAGGTGTATCAGTTGCAAAAAGTTCTTGTCAATCAATTATATCTGCATTTAATTCATGTCAATCACGAGCGGAATACTGTGGTCGTATGATTGGTCAAGGATTGGCAAATGGTTTAAGAGCTAGTGAAGGTTCTGTTAGAGCAGCGGCCGCTAGTTTAGCAGCAGCTGCAGATGCAGCTATTCAGGCTAAAGCTAAGATTGGATCTCCATCAAAGGTCACTAAAAAAGATGGTATGTGGATTGGTAAAGGATTGGTTTTAGGACTTGAATCAATGTATTCTGACGTTAAAAGAGCTTCAGAGGACTTATTATACTTTCCAATGATGAATGCTCCAAAAATGGCTTTTGGAGGTATTGTGAGCGACTTGAACTCTGAATACGACTACACAAACAATGCTGAATTAACCATTGAAACACCACTTTATATCAATGATAGAGAATTCGCACGTGCAACATATAGAGCAAATCAGAGTGAGTTTGATAAACATTCTAAATTCAATGAAAGATTGCGAGGTAACAAAGAATGTATGCATTTGTAGATACAGTAAATAGTGGCATTGTCGGTACTAACCTACCGACAGAAGCCATGTCATATAATGGCGTATATTTAGAAAATGAAATTGATGGTTATCGAACACTTTCTGTAACAGGTCGTGAGTTAATGGAATCAGAAGTTACGGATCAAGAAGTTGATGGAATGGATGGCTCTTATTACAGATATAAAACTACACCTGCAAGAACGATTACTGTTAAATATCAATTGAGAGCTAGAGGAAGCAGAGAATATCGAGAAGCTTTCAACAAGATGAATAAATTGTTGAGTGGTGAGCAAGTAAAAGTCATTTTTAACGACGAAAGCGATAAGTATTTCATTGGAACAAAGACTTCAAATACACAGGTTGATGGTGGAAGCAATAACGTGATTGGTGAAATCGAAATATATTGCTCAGATCCTAGGAAATATTCAACCACAGAAAAAGAATTTACTGCTACTGATGGTATTTTGAATATTGTTAATGAAGGAACTGTACCAGTTAGTATTGATTATGATGTTCAGGCAACATCTGAAACAGGATATATTGGTCTGATATCTGAAGAAGGAATCATGCAGTATGGCAAGGTGGAAGAATTAGATGGAGAAAGTTATGAAAAATCTGAATGGCTTGCTTCAATTAAAGACTTCTACAATTGCAATGATGATATTGGTGGTACGGATATAATGCATCCAACTTATGGAACGAATGGAACATTAATTGAACATACATGGTTTGGTAATAAATTTATTGGACTAGGTTCTGCTGGAACGAAAAAAGGAAATGCAAATGGCGGATTAAGAACATTGGTATTACCTGCAGATTCAAGCGGAGATACTAGCGGAGCTAAGAACTTCTATTGTTGGTTTCATTTATGTTTTTATGCTGGTCTTATGGGCCAAACAGGTGAGATGTGCATCAACTTCTTAACTGAAGATGATAAATTGATATGTGGTTGTAATTGGTACAAGACAGATTCGGTAGGGAATACTGGTCATTATGAAATATGGGCAAATGGTAAGGTGTTGAAAAATTGGGAATTTACAACATCACATTTACAAGCTCAGAATCCTTTTTATTATAAATGGGGTAGCTGCGATGTTTTAAAAGAAGGAGCGAACATTAGATTCTTCTTCTGGGCAAGATACTACAACTTCTACATCCCAGAGATTGAAAACATGAAGTGTGCAAAGATTCAAATTGCGGTTAAACAATGGGGTGATAGAGGTGGTAATAAGTTCATGTCTATGATTGGATTTGATGTTATCGACTTTGAAAAGATGAATGTCGAAAAATGGAAAGATATTCCTAATAGATACCCTAGCGGAACAAATATCACGATTGATGGTAAGTCATCTCATATTTATGTGAATGGAATGGCTAGACCAGAGGACGAAGTGTTAGGTACTCAGTACTTTAAAGCATCAGTTGGAACATCAGAAGTTAAAGTTGCGTGTTCTGAATGGACGAAATCTCAACCGATTGTTAAAGCTAAAATAAGGGAGGCATGGTTATAATGGAACAAATCAGAATTGCAATATTAAATCCTTACAATAAGGTTCTAGCGTTTCTAGATAACACTGTGCCTAATGCAATGCATTACTTTGATGAAATCTTGCATACTTATTTAAAAGGCTCATCTTATACATTTGAATTTACTACAATGACTGCACATGATGATGCAGTCTTTTTAGTTGAAGGAAATAAATTAAGTTTTATTCGTAAAAACAAAGGCTATCACTTAACTATCATGTCGGTAGAAAAAGGTGGTGACACAACAACTGTTACCGCCTATGGCCTTTGCTTAGAACTAACGAATGAGTATGTGGATGCATATAAAGCAACTAAAGCAATGCCGTTTGAAGAGTATATAAATGCGTATGGATTTGAAAAATCGTTTACTATCGGTAAAAATGAAGTATCAAATAAGAAGATTACTCATGAATGGACAGGCACAGATACAGTGCTTGCAAGATTATATTCAATCGCAAATGTATTTGATGCAGAATTAGAGTTTGTTACCGAATTAAATGATGATTATTCATTGAAGAATGTTGTGTTGAATATTTATCGTGCTCATTCAGATTCAGTTCAAGGAATCGGAAATGATAAACGCAGCACGATATTAAGATATCCAAATGATGTGTATGGAATTACGAAAACAAGTGATATTACTGAGCTATACACTGCAATCAGACCTACAGGAACAAATGGATTACAGTTAAATTCGATTAGTGGTCGAGTTGTAAAAGATGCGAATGGTAATGTTCTTTATAAAGTTAACGGAAACAATATACTAGCACCTCAAGCTAGAGACAGATTCCCTTCAACACTAATCACAAATCATTCAAACGATATGTACGCAGTGCAAATTTGGTCTTATGAAACTGAAAACGTTGAGACATTATATGGTCAAGCTTTAGCACAATTGAAAAAGAATTGTGTGCCTAAAGTTACGTATGATGTGGATGCATATATTGATGCAGAAATTGGCGATACATTCACGATTGAAGATGCAGAGTATAATCCTACTTTATATTTAGAAGCACGAATCACAGAACAAGAGATTTGTTTTACAGATTCAGAGAAGTGCAAGACAATCTTTGATAACTTTGAAGAAAAGCAATCACAGATTAGTTCGGCTCTTATTTCAGAAATGAACAAGATGATTGAATTGAAAAAAGTTTATGAAGGTTCAATCGTATCTTCAAATGGAGTCCTATTCAAGACAGATTCAGATTCAACTAAATTGACTGCATTGGTAAAGAATGATGGTGTTGATATTACATCTAAGTATTCAATTATTTGGTACAAAGACGATGTGCAAATATCGACAAGTCAGACCATTACAATCAGTGCCTCAGACATATCAGATAAGGCCGTTTACCGATTTAAAGCTACGAGTGGTGAAATACTTAAAGCAAGTGCAGAAGTCACTGTAATGCGACTACAAGATGGTCAGAATGGAACAAGTGCATATGTGCATATTGCCTATGCCAACAGTTCAGATGGTCGTGTTGATTTTAGCTTGACGGATTCAAATCGTAAATTCATGGGTCAGTATTCTGACTCAAAGCAATATGGTTCTGATGATCCAACAAAATACAGATGGTCGGCAATTAAAGGGGAAGATGGTCAGTCATTTGTGAGTGCCGAGGAACAGTTCTATTATTCAACATCACAAACCGAATTAATTGGTGGTGAGTGGTTCGTTGGAAATGTAGTCTATCAAAGTGATAAGTTCCTATGGAAAAGATGGAAATGTACGTATGCAAACCCAAGTGAAATCAAGTACACGAAAGCTATATTTGATAATACCTGGAATGAGATTGATTCAAAGATTGGTGTAATCCATACACAAGTATCAGAGGCTAACACTCAATCAAAAGAGGCAGTCAATAAAGCAACACAAGCACAAACGGATGCAAGTAAAGCCAATCAATTAGCTAACACTGCAAATACCCAATCTAGTGAAGCTAAGCAACTAGCACAAGATGCGAATACAAGCACTGGCAAAGCTCAGAAACAGATTGATGCGATTAAAGGAGATATCACTGATTCAAAGCAGCAGATTCAAGATGCAGTAGATAAAGCAAATGCAAATGCAGGAGAAATTGCTACTGTAAAAGAAACGTATGCTACAAAAGTTGATTTAACTACTGAATCAAAATCTATTCATGCAGATGTAAGCACAGAGATTGAAAAGAAAGTCGGTGAGTTATCGACTACAGTATCACAAACCTATGCATCTAAGAGTGCATTAACTAAGATTGAAGGTTCTTTGAATACAAAGATTAAACAAAATGCCGATTCAATCACTACTCAAGCAAGTTCGATTGAAAAGCTGCAGTCTGATACAACTCAAGCTCAGAAAGATATTACTGTAGCAACAAAAAAAGCAACGGATGCTCAGGCTCAAGCAGATAAAGCTTTAGGTAATGCTCAGAGTGCCCAAACTTTAGCAGACCAAGCCAAACAAAAGGCAGACAGTGCTCAATTAAATTTAGATAGTGCTAATAAAGAGTTGGTAGATGCGAAAAAAAATCTAGAATCAGTGACTGGTAGAGTTGATGCGAGTGAAAAAGAGATAAGTGATGCAAAGACTAGGCTATCAAAGGCAGAGTCAGATGTCACACAAGCTCAGAAAGATGCAACTAATGCTCAAAACAATGCTCAAACTGCAATAAATAATGCTAAGACTGCACAATCAACTGCAGATACTGCTAAAGCTAACGCGGATAAAGCTCAAAAGGATTTGGCAGATTTAACGAATAAAGTTACTTCTAACACAACTGCAATTGAACAGAATTCAAAAGCTATTAAATTACAAGCTACATCTGTTACAGAAATTAAAGGAGTGGCAAATACTGCAAACAGTAATGCATCAAGTGCATTGAATAAAGCCAATAGTTTAACTGATCGTGCTAATAGTGGTGAGTTCGACGGACGAGGCGTGGCAAGTACAACCGTTGAATACCAAGCTTCTACATCTGGAACTACTGTACCTACTGGTACATGGTCCACTACAATTCCATCTGTTGCTCAAGGGTCATATTTATGGACAAAGACTACAACTAACTATACAAGTGGAACTCCTACTATTGGATATTCTGTAGCTCGTATGGGTATGAATGGTGCTCAGGGACTGACGGGTGCTACTGGAACAGGTGTAGCTAGTATGACTCAACAATATTACATGAGTGATTCAAAAACTACACAAACTGGAGGATCTTGGGTTGAATCAATGCCTACATGGTCAAATGGTAAATATTTATGGACTAGATATAAAGTTGTTTATAAGAATCCTGCTTCGACGACTTATACAACACCAGTTTGCGATAGTTCATGGGAAGCAGTAAATGAAGAAACTATTAAGCGACAATCTGCGATTGAGACTAAGGCAAATGAAATAACTTCAAAGGTATCAGAAACTTATGTATCAAATTCGGCATTTGAGCATTATCAAAATACTGTATCAACTCAGTTCACTCAGACGAAAAAGGACTTTACATGGTCAATTAATCAATCAGTTAATGATGCAAAGAATGAGATGAATGGTCAAATCAACGGTGTAAACGGTCGTGTTGATGGATTAAAGCAAACTACAGATAACGTAAACAATTACATGAGTTTTGATAACGATGGATTAACCCTAGGTAAATCAGATAGTGCATTTAAAACTAAGATTACAAATCTAGAGTGGTCGATTCAAAAGAATGGTGCAAAGGTGACTTATATAAACGATCAAACAATGTACATTACAGATGGTCAATTTACGCAATCTTTAAAAATCGGTAACTTTGGATTTGTACCAAGAGCAAATGGCTCGTTAGATTTTAAGAAAGTGAGGTAGGTGATTGAATGGCACAATTTAGTGGAAACATAGGAATAAGCACAGGGCAGACAGATAAATATTCGTTATTGTTGGATGTTTCAGAGAAATCTTATTCAATTGAAAATAACACATCTCAAGTTGAATGGTTGGTTGGTATTCGTTCAAATACTGCATACCATAATCACTATGGGTTGTCAGAAACGTATGTAGTTAATATCAATGGCACTGTAGTACACAATGCAGTTCATACACCTACAGTCAACAGTGGTGCTACTGTATGGGTAGCAAGTGGAACAACTACTGTATCACACAATGCAGATGGTTCTAAATCTATATCAGTCAGTGCATCATTTAACAATGCAGATAGAGGAACATATTTACCAACAACAGGCTCATGCAGTGGTAGTTTAAAGTTAACGACAATACCACGTGCAACTACTCCATCAATTGATAAACCGAGTTTAGATTGTGGTGGTGTAATCAAAATCAGTGGTACAAGTGCATCAAGCAACTTTTCGCATAAAGTTTATGTAACTTGGAATGGAACAAAAACACAAATAGGAACAATAGCTAGTGGTACAACAACCCCTAGCTTTTCTTATACCATTCCTACTGCATGGGAAAAGAATATTCCTGATTCAACAAGCGGTATCGCTACGTTTACTTTAGAAACAATCAGTGGTTCAACTTCCGTTGGCTCAAAGTCAGTAAATGCGACAATTAAAGTAAGAAGTGGTGTCGTTCCTAGTATTGGAACTGTATCAGTATCTGATACAAATTCAATTTGCGCAGGAATAGGTCAATATGTTCAGAGTCAATCAAAGTTAAAATTCTCGATTGCAACAAGTGGTAATCAAGGCTCAACGATCACATCTGTATCAACTAAATTCAATGGCCAAACATACAGTGGTAGCACATTTACAACTCAAGCGATTCAAAACAGTGGTACGTTAACTTACACAATCACAGTTACAGATTCACGTGGCCGAACTGCTACTAAGAGTGGCTCGGTATCTGTAGTTGCATACAATCCACCTAGTCTTACAAATGTAAGTGCAAAGCGTGCTAACTCAGGCTATGCAGTAGATGAATCAAGTGGAACGTATGCGTTATTACATTTTAAAGTTGGTTTTACAAGTTTATCGAATAAGAATGTAACATCATTCTATATTCAGTATCGAGCAAGTGGCGCTAGTTCATGGACTAAGATTAATTCATGGGCTAATAACTACACTTTGGAACAAGATTACAAAGCAGGTAATTTATTTACCTCGACAACTACAACGTATGAAATTGCATTTGGTGTTAAGGATAAGTTCATGAGTGATTATTCATGGCAAATTGTAACCGTAACGCCAACTTATACTTTAATTAACTTTGGTAAAGATGGAAAATCGCTTACTTTCTTTGGTCAAGATGGTAATAATGCTAACCGATTAACTGTGAAAGGCGATTTAGTATCAAATAAATACAAATTCAGTTCAGTGATTGAAAACACATCATCAACTCACGTGTTGGTGGAGAATGGTAATGAAATTCAATATCGTGATTGGAATAAATTAGTTAATTCAATCAAGAGTGCAATGTATCCAGTTGGTTCAGTTTATATCACGTATAACAATGTCAATCCTGGCACATTCCTTGGTGGTACATGGGAAAGATTCGGGCAAGGTAGAACGCTAGTCGGTGAAGGTACTGGGAATGATGGTAGTACAAGTATGTCATTTACTGCTAATGCATCGGGTGGTTCTTATTCTCATAGCCATATATATGGTATTAAAGTGAATGAATATTACGGTAGTAATGCAAATATTAGAGTACGTAAATCAGATGGTTCATGGCAAGATGGTGCAAAGGATGGAGCAGAATATGCATTTTTTAATAACAGTAATCAAGCAGGCAATAAAAAATTAAATACAATGACGTATAAAATTGAATCAAATACTTCAAATTCAAGTGCTATGCAGCCATACATTGTTGTCTATTTTTGGCGTAGAACTGCATAGGTATGTCCTTTGCTACCAATAATACAGGTGGTAAATATTACTCGGATGTTCTTAATAGCTCGGATAAACAATATGGTTTAAGAAAGAGCGACGGCCCGACATATTACACCGAACGTACTATTATTCGTAGTTTTGATGTAGGAAATGGTAGCGGAGAACGTAGTGCAAAAGTATCTTTAGTGCAACCATACATTACAGTACACTTCTGGAAAAGGACTGCATAAATTAAGCGGTTCTTCTCCAAAAGAAAACAACTATATACGGTTGCAAGTTATCAATAGTACGGTTATCAGTCCAATTCAATCGCACTTGACGTGATATAAAAGAACTAATTTGAATTCCATATCCATTTGGAATTACTGAGGTTCGGTCGTATGCATTATTAGCTGCTCCGTCTGGTCTACCTGCATAAAAATAATCTCCATCCCAACCAAATGAAGTTACGTGATAGTGAGTATTCTTGTATTTTCCATCGCTCGAATTTGGCGTAAAGGACATACATTTACAACGTATAGTAATCACAAAGTAATTCTACACATTTACGCTTCAATTCCATTTGCGGATGTACATAAATGTTCATTGTGATTGATACGTTGGAGTGGCCAAGTAATTCACTAAGTGATTTGTAGTCACATCCACATTCAATACATCTTGTTGCGAATGTATGCCTTAATGCATGGAATTTGAGGTGCGGTAGTTCGAGTTCTTTTAAGACTCTATTGTAGTAAAGTCTGTATTTGTTAGGTTCTATTGGTTTATCTCGATTTGTTAATACATAGTTATCTTCTTCACCTTGAAGAAGGATTGCATAGTGCATTATCCATGTATTCAATGGAATCATTCGAGCACTGGAACGTGATTTAGGTGGTGTTATTGAAAGATGGCTACCATCTTCTTTGGTGTAGGTTCGTATCATAGTTTTGCTTATATTCAATAACTTGGCTTGAGTGTTTATATCAGACCATTTCAAAGCGCATAGCTCACCTATACGGATTCCTGTATGGATGCATAAAAGGATTCCAAAGTTTTTACAATTAATCTCAGATTGGAGATAATATGAAGTGACCTCCTATTGTCAATACGTGGATTACGACTCATAATTGAATTGATTAAAAACACTTATGGTGTCGATG